GCACTGTCTACTAAAGTTTGTGGACCGGGCACCGGAGAATTTGCACCTTTTGGTGTTATGGTACTTAATCGCCTATCATAGCTTCCGTCATCAGCGAATCCTGTAACTATATTACTTGGATCTTGTCCATCCATAGCACCTTCGTTATAAACTACTGTCTCATAATCTATAGACATTTGATTTTCCATAATACCTGTACCTTGATTATAGTCATATGTATCGTGTGTAAATCTTGTTATGATAGGGTTTATTAAAGTATACGCAGAAAATAAATGTCTGTTGAATCCAAATATAGTGATGTTCTTAAAGAAAGGAATTTTTACCCCATCTGCATTTTGATTCTCACCTATATAACCCCAATCATTATTGCCTGTTATAGAAGGTTTATATTGAGTTCTATCGTTATATCTAGCTTCGGTTGGAATTACTGTTGTGCCACCTCCACCCATTACTGGTGTTCCACCTGCGCCACGATTACCAGAAAATATTACTTCAGGAGTAGTACCATCAAAATAATAATAATTATAATATGCTTTCCATAATGCTCTTATGGTTCCGCCTAAATTAGGAGTACCTAATCCTGAACCATTATCATCGTGAAATGAAATATCTATTGGATCATATTTGATTTTTGTTTGTACAATTCTTTTACGATTGTACTGATTCATTGTTGCAGTTTCAATATTATAACTAGGAAGTTTAATTGTTTTAACTAAAACACCATAGTCATTGTCAACTGCATCAGGAAACGCTTCTGAGTTTATTTTGAAATAAACATGAAATAAGTATTTGAATTTGGGAGTATTTTGATAATTCCCATTTTCTCTAAAAATTCTACTTGCGTGGGCATAATCACGCAAGGTCGCTTGTCCAGATGTGGTAGTACCTGGTCTGCGTGGGTAAGCACGCTGAATATTATTTGGTATATCTTCTGACCAAGTATCAGCCATATTTAATAGCCAATTAAAATATTATATACCAGCGCCAATACCAGTAGCAATATCTCCAACTGTTCTCTGAATAGCTTCACCTACACCTACTAAGCCACCACCCGCAGACTGAATTGCGTTATCATAGCGTAATGTTAGTGCAATAGTTACTGCTTCATTAGTTGCATAGTTCAATGTGTTATAGTTTGCAGTTTGAATAAAGCAACCATATAATTCCCATGTCTCTAATACAACAGGACCTGCAGTTCCATTACCACCGTCTAGTATTTCGATGTTAGTTTGAAATTTATAATCTTGACCACTAGCTGCACTTGCTTGTTCAACAAAGTCCATTTGCTTCTGTAGTTGTTGTCCTACTAATGCAGATACTGTACCTGATGCATCATCACGAATGTTGATAGCAAGTGTTTGCCATGTTGCTTTACCTGCCAAATACATAGTTGAGTTATATATTGGTAATGTTATTTCTTGAAATTGTACCTGTGGTCTAGCGCAGTCAATAATTTGCTTAGTTAGACTTACTGTATCACCGACAGTTCCAATATTAAAAAAGTTTACTCTAAACCTAAATTGTAGTTTAGGCATTAATAAACCCTGATTGCCACCGGCATTATCAGATGCTACTGTCATGTTGAACAATGATTGTGAGGCTGTTGCCATTTTATGTTTCTCCTATTAATCTTATTTATCTTAAATTAAAGATAACCCCTTTCGGGGTCATCTTATAATGCCTTTATCTCACCTGTGTTTAATACTCTAACTGGAATATAGATAAATTCAGCTGCCTTGACTGGTTCGATTGCAACATCTACCCATAATTCATTTCTATCTATTCTTGCAGGAGTATTGTTTGATTGATCACAAATTACAAGATAATCATATATGCCTCGTTTTGCAACTAAATCAATCATTAATGTTTGTATTACTGCTTGAATCTGATTACGTGTTAGTGCATCATTCGGTTCAAATACAAACGGTCTTGATGCTAATTCTAATTGTCTACGAATATAAGCAATCAATCTAGCAACATTGGTTCTATCTAAAGCACTTTGACTGTCATAGCTTGTCTTGTTACCGTAATTTAGCAATCCAACACCAGTAAAGAATACTAATGGATTGATAAAGTTAATATACAATACATCACGAATTCCTAAGCGTGTCTTGATAGTTATAAATTCACCTGTTGCACTATCTAAATATCCAATGTTTGTAGCATTGTCGATATTACCTCTACGTGTACCTGCTGCTGCTAACCAAGGATAAGCAATAGTGTCATTGCGTAAGAAAGTACGTAGCATCATATGACTTGCTGGAACAGCAACAATATTACCTGATAAGTCTGAAGTCAATCCGCTTGGATAGAATAGACCTAAATATGTATTACGTGTTACACATCCTTCTTCACCTGTGCTTGTGGCACCTGCTGCATTAGTTGCCCATGCTTGAATTGCAGTAGCATCTGCTGGCAATCTCATCGGAGTATCACCTAAGATGTATGCTGTCTCGCCGCGATCTGCATTCAATACGACCATGTTAGGTTGTAATTCTGGGTAGTTAGGCGTAGCCATCAAATTAAAGAAGTTGTCTTGATCACGTAAATCAGTATTTGTATCAATTGCTGTACGTAATGCTTTTACAACCATTTGACGTTGTGCTTTACGACCCATGTATGGACTACCATTGCTTTGTAATCCACTTACGCTTAACCATGTTGCAGTCTCTGTTGGTAATGTAGCATCTGGATATTTTGTGCCAGTGAAATAGTTTGTTTGATACTCTTTAACATTATAGCCTGAACGGCGTGTGTTGAACAACAACATACCTGTTGGGTATAGTGCAGGATCGGGTGCATCTAAATCTAAGTAATCACTGGTTAACAAACTAGTGATTGTTGGAATAGGATCATCAACTATATTAGTTACTCCATTTGTTGCCCAACGTGCATCAGCAAACAATACGCCAGTTGAACTAGTTTGGTTACTATTGTCAATCAATACCCACATGTCAGTCATGCTGACTGAATCATACTGCCAACGACTGATAACTGGATAGTTTTCTAAATCACTTGTATTAATCCATAGATCACCGTAAACTAAAGCTGTATCATCACTTTGAGTTGTTGGCTCAGTAGCACTAATAATAGGACCATTTGGATCTGTTGCATTTACACCACTATGAGCAGGGAAACCATTAGTATCATAGTTTATGTTTTTGTAACCATTCCATTGACCATTAGCTTGAACCATGATATCAACCTGATCAACAACGCTATAGTACCATGGAGTACCTTGAGCAGGATTTGCGACTGGTGCTATCTCATTCGTAGTATACGTTAAGAAAGTCCAGTTGCTTAGTTGTGTAACATGAGTTTGCACAGCATTTCCAGAAACAAATGTTACAGCAGTCACATTTCCACTTCCACCTACACTTGCAACTTTCAATACTAAATCATTTGTAGTAGTCGCGCCACCTAATAGTGCTCCGCTTACTGTTAATGTATTTCCTACTGCGTATCCAGTGCCACCTGCTGTCACTCCAGTTCCTGTGATTTCGTATGTGTTTGATACGTTATTAGAAACTCTAATAGTACAATTTGAACCAGCGCCACCGGTTGTTGCTATGCCAGTATATACCTGTGATATAAAAGGACCAGTTTTTGTAAAATTAGTTGTTCCAATTATAAATCCTGCTTGACTTAATATACCAGCACTTTTTCCTTTATTAGCACCTGCTGTTTGAATATAATCATTCAATAAAATTTGTCCGCCTTCGGTATGAGTTAATACTACTGCACCATCACTATTAACTTCGGCTGAAGTATATTCTATACTTTGTTGAGACCAAGCTGTTACAAATTGAGTTGGAGTGCAGTTGTCAGGAATAGAAACTATGTAAACACTAGATAAGCTACTACTATTTGGAACACTTGTCTGAACATATAAACTAGCAGTTGATAAACTATAATTTAAATTTATAGCAAAATCAGTTTCAGTTCCTGTACAGACTGTTGGTCCTACTACTGATTTTTTAAAAATAAATGTAGGTGAACTTATAAAAATTTGTGATGAATTTAAATTTGCCAAAGAGTTATATTGACCATATATAGTCCCTGCTGGAATAGCTTGTCCGCCAGTAGCATCTAAACTAGAATCAATAGACCAATCATCCATTGCTAGATTAACTTTTTGTGCTGTCCATGCCGCAGTAACTGCATTATATTTTGATATAACAGGATTCAATCCCATACCGTTTGCACCAACTTTAATCCAAACTGATCCAGTAGGGTGAGGATATTCTTGGCTGCTTGTCCACAATGGCATTTCTGCTGAAGTTCCATATACGACTTGTGGTTGATATTGATCGCCTAAAGATAATCCTAAATCATCTAGTACAGTTCCTGTGCTAGAATCAATTCCAATATATGGATTATTTGTAGTTTGTGATGAATATATATTTAATTTACCTGAACTAACTGATGCAGTAAGGTATGTATAACCTAAATTATTGATAGCTGCTGCAACACCTGCAACGTTATTATTAGGCCCTGCAGGAACAGTAATAGTAGTTGTAAATATTCCATTAAAACTCAATACAAAACTATTACCTGCTGTTAAAGTAGGATTTGAATTTGTTCCTTGAATTGTTGGCCAAGATTTTGCCCAACTTCTGCTACCTAAAATAGTCCATGAATTGGTTATAGGTTTGTAAAAATATTGATTATCTTCACCATAGCCTGCGCCATAGTTAGGAACAACACAATAATCACCTATGTTTCCAATACTATCTAACGGGAATCCACCAGATAGATATGCAGTATCATTGATGATGATAGGCATTTTTTCACTAAAAGTACCAGTAGTAGCATTGAATTGATAAATTCCCCAAGTACTAGTAGTTATATTTTGCCAGTATGCACCGTTGGTTGGTGCGCCAGATGGACGAGCAACTGTGCCAACAAATGCAGCTAAGTCGATATCTGCTCTTAAGCAGTATACACGATTGGTAACACCAAGTGCTGAATAAGCAGCTAGTAAACCATATTCATTTAACTCATACCCTTGAATAGGTGTTCCGTTTGTTGTTGTATAGAAGAAAGGGATACCATAGAAATCTGCCAAGTCTTTTTGACTTGTTATCTGATATAATTTTCCTGCGTTAGCAGCAGTAGTACCAGCAGCAACACCAGTTCCAGACGGATTTGATTTATTTTGTGCTGTTGCGAAAACTACTAGCGGTACTGAATTAGTTGCGGCTGGTAAGTATTGACTTTGGTCAATGATTGTTACTTGTACGCCTGGAGATGTTAATGCCATTTTATTTTTCCTTTAGTAAAATTATGAGGTTTACAACCTGATTGCATACTATTAT